CTCCAATCGACACGATCTTGTTCAGCGCCTGCTCTGCGATCTCCTCGGGAGTAAACCCTCGGCCAGATACCATGGAAGTCTTGATTTCGCCAAGCTGTGCGCCGGTTACGATGCTGAACATGGTTATGGACCCGGTGAATCTGAACGAATAGGCAGGCGGATCATGCCATCACGATACTCGTCACGGCGACGGCGACCTTGCTGCTCAATTCCAAGACCCTGTACAGCCTGCTTATAGCTGTTTTCAAAGTACTGCAGCATTTCCAAGGGTCCTTTAGTATAGCTATAGGCCTGAATCAAACAGGCATACAAAAGCGCCTCGGGGGCGTTGTTGCTGACCCATGTTGTCTGGTTCGTGGAAGAAAGCTGTGCAGGGCGGTAGATGTAGCCCAACTCAACCGTGTAATTGCTGTTGGGAGTTGGAGCGACATAGAAGGTGTCTTGGTCCCAGACAGAAAAGTACTTTGGAATCCCCGTCTCTGTGCCATCCGGCCAGTACTCCTTCATAAAGGACGTGTCCCGGAAATCCAGAAATATCTGTTCGCCAGAGTTGGTAAGCATCAGGTAGCGGTGCGTCAGGATGTCGCTGGGTGCGCCCAAAAACTTGTTGCCGCTGGTCAGTGACCCTGTGGATTCCTTCTTGAACACGTCAAGGTCAATATCCCGGAGAATGCGATTCTCTCCCATGGTAATGAACGTGTTGATCACCGAACTGGTGAACACGTTACTGTTGACCTCGGTATAGTTCCGAATGTTTGTAACCAACTCGTCGTAAGTCATCAGCTTATCACCACGGTGACCCGCCCCACCTGCCCAACCCCTTGAACAGCATTCTGCTGCGGGAAGGGGCGCATGTTGACGGTATTGTAAGCGCTTCCAATGCTCTGGAAAGCTGAATCAGCCGGTACTCCCAAATATATTACCGTGGGCTCGGTACGGTCCGGGCGAGGGTCCCGAAGCGCAATTGCATCGCCCCGGTAGTTGAGCGGCATAAGCTGCGGCTCTTTCGGCTCGTAATCCTCCGGGCATACCATGAACCCTTCCCAGTTCTTCCGCAGAACTTGGTACGGGTAGCGCTGGCCACAATAATCGCACAGGCCGTAGGAAAATTTCCCTGTTGCAAAAGCCATTTCAAATACCGAAATCAGGGACAAAATGCACGCTGGCAGTGTCTCTGTCCTCAAGCGCGGCGCGCTGGAAGTCTTCTTCGTATATTTGTTTCAAGGCGCCAGTGCGATCCGGTGCGTACTTCAGGGACAGCATGTAAGCCAACCCTGAAGCCAGACACGGCAAGAACCTGAAGTTCACGTCGGCCGTGTTGGTATAGCCGCCTGCGTCCTGTATGCGTCGAATGCGGTAGTACACAAAGGTGTAGTTCGTATCCGCTGTTGGATAGAAATACACCTTCGGGGTATTGGTGCGTTCAACGTAGTACTGGGCCGGCCGTGCTTGCGTCAATTTGTCAGGCATGTCGAGATAGTCTTCACGACTGATCCGATCAAGCGAAATGTCTTGCTGCTGACCGTTGATCGTCTGCCGGATCACCGCCGAGAGCACGTTAATGGTATCGGTGCTAAGAGAGATCACCCGGCTGCCCTGCACGAGCGAATAGGTCGCTTCCTCAATCGTCCAAAGATTGAGTCCCCTATTCGCCCAGTCAAGGAACAGCAAATTCAAAGAACGACGAGCGGACGACAGCTGGTAGCCAGCCGTCATCCGCATCCCACAACGCTCAAAGGCCTCTTCGACGAGATCGTCGATTTGGAGGTTGAAGTCCGTCGTTCCTGAAGTAGCCATCAGTTACACGCCATGCCGCCTTTGCGGTATTTACGCATCATGCCGCCACCCATCATGCCCATTGCCATTTTCTTGCGCGGGCTGACGGCCATGCCGCCATCCGCCATCATGGCACGGCCACTGGCATCCTTGGATTTCATTTTCATGGCGCGGCCTTTTTTGTCTGCCATGCCGCCCTTAGCCATCATGACGGGGCCACTAGTTTTGCTGGTTTCCGAAATCATATGATTCTTCGGACCGCTCCCTACACACCCGCCGCCCTTGGTGGCGATTCCCATTCCACGTCCAGCCATGTCACTTACCTCTTTTATGTGCCGAATCTTTCATCAGTTTGCCGTCAGGCATCCGATGATAGCCCTTTTTAACTGCCCCGCCTTTTTTCATCTTGCCTACACCATCGGCAGCAAAGGCCGGAACCTTCTTGCCACCTTTAGTTACCATCTTCAGCTTGTTCTTCATCAGATGCTCCTGTGGGTTCGTACTTTACGTGCAATCTTTTTAGGCTGCTTTGAGAACTGCTTGCCCTTGCGCGTATCCTCACGTTTCTTGCGTGACGTAGCAGCATACTCTGCCGAGGTCAGTGCATTGATCGCAGACTCAGGTAGATACCGCTCTCCGGTCTTGCTGGAAGGCTTGCCTGATTTGGTTCGCCACTTCTGCTCGGTCCACTTCTTCAGGGACTCCTGCGGCTTCTTCACTCAGTGTCCTCGGCGTTCAACCCTGCTTCTTCAAGAACTAGGCTTTCAAGCTCCTCCTGAGTACCACAAGTGCATGGCCCTTCGTCATGGCTGGCGCAATCCAACATGTGCCCGTCAATCATTTGAACAGGACCACTTGGCAGATTCCCTTTCCAACCGTCTTTAATGCGAAACGCTTCGATATTAAGCACGATAACCCCCGCCAGATTCCTTGTACTTTTTAGCTAAAAGCTGTGCTTTACGAGCACTCCACTGACCTGCCTTAGTGCCCTGCGTTGCCTGCCCCTTGATTTGATTGAACAGTCGCTTCCGCAGCTCGGGCTTGGTGTAGTTGCCCGCTGCGTTGACTTTCGACTTCTTCGGAGCCGCTTTCTTCATCAGCATTTCCACCGTCGTCGAGCCTGCCGAAGCCGGCTGTTAGGGTCCTTCGCTGCTTCCGGGAACTGCTTCATCTGGCCGGCCGAGCGGGCACAGAACGACTTGCGTCGCGCTGCGCGGGCGCCCGTAGGGCTCTTTTCAGTAACAGCGGTCTGCAGCTTACTTCCGGGGTTTGCCCGACGATAAGCTGCAACACCTTTTGCTGTCATGCCTGCACCAGACTTGGTGGGCCGGAAATTACCCGACTTCACCGAAGTCTTGATGCCCATGCCCTTACTGCGCGTTGCCATTAGGCAGCGGCTCCGCCTTCAAAGAACAACGTAACACTCGTCACTTCAGCACTGCTGACATCGATAAACACCCCGGTTTCAAACAAGACGCCCATATCTGGGATCATCAGGTCATATCCGCCAGCAGCAGCAGGGGTGGTAATTGTCGCTTTTGTAGTGCCAGACGAGGTCGTTCCGTCTTTAAGAGCAAAGGACGCCGCCGTGTTTGTGCAGGTGAAATAAACACCTACTACACGGGTGCGTCCAGTTATCGCAGAGGCATCTGCCGTCTTGGTGACGACTTGGATGTTGCTAAAGCTCATGCGAGCCCCCTATTAGCGGGTTTCAACCGCAATAATGTAGTCCAGAATCGTCTCGCGAGTACCCGAGGCGCTGCCCGATAGGCTCATTGCAGCAACCGTCAGGTTTTCGTCATCCGGAATATTAGTGGTGTGGGTCGCCACCGAGTTGCCGTTGACAAAGAACTCAACACTTCCCGTGCTGTTTACAGCAAAGGCAAGCACGACGTAGGTGTTGTCAGCAAGATCAACCAACGAGTCCGTGGAGGTTTCAGTGCCATTCTTTTCCGTCTTGCAGAGAATGGAGGCATTGCCGTCGTCCACTTGAAACACAATGCGATCCGCTGCGGTCAGCATGTTCTCGGGATTGGTGGCAAAGTTGACGGTAAGGCCAGCACAGATGTCTGTCTGGTCTGAGTCGTTACACTTCAGACGAGTCTGGAAAAAAATCATCTTGTCAGTAGCAACTGCAAACACCTCGTTGCCCTGAATCGACGCACCATCGTTGTCCGTGGTAGCAGCAGAAGCAAGTGTAACCTCTCCACCAACGGTATCCGCGACGATGGAAACAGAAGCCCCAGTATCCTTGACAACAGTCCAGTCGTTGGTGGAGTCAAACGCTACACCAGTGAAGTCGTCAATGATTGAGAAGTAAGCGGGATTGATGCCAATGGGCATCTCCGCCATACCAGCAAATGATGCGCTGGTGTTTTTCCCAGAATAGAGTACGGGGCCAGAAAAGTGGGTATTAGCCATTGCAAGTTCCTCACATGCGAGTTAAGGAGGCAGTCTGCATGTCGTCGGCCCGGACCGTCTGCTCTCCCGGTTGTTCCGGGGATGCTGAAACTATACAGCAAATTACAAGAAAAAAAAGGGGGACCGAGGTCCCCCTTTTTATGACTGCAAGTACCTTACGGGGTACCCGGCGAGCCAAAGATGCCGCGGGGATCGCTGAAGCCAAAGCTATAGCGCTCGCGAGCCTTATAGCGCACGTTGCCGGTTTCAAAGTCACCCTCGAAGCCGGTTTTGATTGCTACACGCTGGAACATCTTCATGCCGTTCGGTGCATCAGTGATGATGAAGAAGGCATCCGGATCAGTCAGGTAATGGTTGACCGAATAGCCCTGCGGGATCATCCCCATGTTGCGGATGGCGTTGATGTCGTTATCTGCAGTGCCAACGCGGAGCGTGGACTTCAGAATACGATCAGCAGTGAACTGCAGCTCCTTCGGGATGATGAGCTTGAGACCCTGTACAGCAATCTTCAGGCCGCGCTCATCAGTGAATGCCGAAATGTCGATCAGAGACTGCTCAAGAGAAGTCTCAGAAAGGTCGGCCGCAACTGTAAGTTCATTGCGAAGGTCAGGACCGCTCAGAGTCGGGTGGTCCGTAGCGCAAAGCGGCTTGCCGTCACCACCTGTGGAGGTAGTGAAAGCGCCGTTCAGCACTGCGGCGGCCTTGATCTGCTTGGTCGTTGCCATGGAACGAGCCAGTGCCTTGGTATAGCGAGAAGCAAGACGATCGTAAAGGTTGTCCTCTACGGCCTCTTCCGTCAGGCTGAATGCCAGAGCAATGGTTTCGTGGGTATAGCGTGCGGTATAAACTTCCTGTGCTTGGTCGTAAGCGACGCCTGCACCTTCCGTTTTTACCGGAGCTTCAGCAAACCCAGACAGCATGACCTCTTCTTCAAACGCACGGTCTGAAGATTCGATCGAATAGATCTGCTCATGCTCGCCCTCGTAGTTCTTGTACTCAAGACCAAAGAGAGCGTTCAGACCGGGCTCAAGTTCTTTTACAAGTTGTGCGCGTGAAATTGCCATGGTAAGTGCTCCTTATTGGCCAGCGACGCCTGCACTTCCGTACAGGTGTTCGTTGATTTTCACCACGACGACGGCGAATTCCCCAACAGCGTTGTTGGGCACGTTCCAAAGACCAATGATCTTCAGGTTCAGCGCGGCGGTAGTTGCGATAGTGGACGTGTCGAGTTCATTCGCCGACATGCCCGTTGTGGTGTTGCCCGTGCCCACAACGATATCTGCGTTCTTGCCGTAATCAGTCACGGCAGAAGTTTCATCGTTCTGTATAATGAACAACTGATTCGGGTCATCGATTACATCCGCATTGATCGTGCCCTGCGTGATGTTGATTGAACCCGGATAGAAGTTCTTCC